TTCGAGTCCCATTAGCCACCCCACCTCTACGCCCGGTAAAGCCGGGCGTTTTTCATGGTCTGGGGAATTCCTGGGGAATTTTCGGGTCGGCGCCCGCTGCCTGGGCTGCCTGGGCCGCGCCCAGCGTGCGTTCGAGCTTGGCCATCTCGACCTGGTCGCCCGCGCCAGGAATCCACTTGGCGTAGGTGCTGAGAAACACCTCGACGCTGTGGCCCATCTGGCCGGCGCAGAACGCCGGGGTCATGCCCGCCATCAGCATCATCGTCGCGTAGGTGTGGCGGGTGTTGTAGGGCTCGCGGTAGCGGATGCCCAGGCGCTTGAGGGTCGGCTTCCAGAACGACCGGCCGTAGGGGCGCACGCCCTCCCAACGCACGCCGTAGCGCGGATCGTGGAACACGTGCCCGCCGGCCAGGGAGGTGTGGGCCCGCTGGCGCGTCAGCGCGGCCAGCGCTCGGCTGTTGAGGTGCAGCCGGCGCGCCGTGTCGGTCTTGGTCCGGTCGACCTCCTCGCCCTGGACGACGCCTTCGACGATCGAGACGTAGCCTGAGCGCAGGTCGACGTTGGGCCAGCGCAGGCCGAACGCCTCGCTGGTGCGCAGGCCCATGTAGAACTTCGCCTCGGTGAAGTTGACCACCTGGGCGTCGTAGTGCGCGGCCATGTCGGCGATGATCAGATCCGCCTCGGCCTGCGTGAAGGGGTCGATCTCCGGCCGCTGCCACTTGGCGCGCGGGATGTTCTCGGCCGGGTTGTCCGTCAGCAGCTTGTCCAGCACCGCGAGCGCGAGCGCCTCGCGCAGCACGCTCACGTAGTTGTTGACGGTCTTGCCCGACAGGCGGCGCTTGGTGGCCAGGGCGAGCAAGAGGTCGCTGGTCTTGAGGCTGCGCAGCGCTCGCTCGCCGAGCGGCATCTTGGCGCCTTCGGGCTGGGCGTTCGACCAGAACGTGACGGCCGACTTGTAGCTGTTGTGTGTACTGGTGGCGATGCGCTGGGCGGCCAGCCAATTCTTCAGCTGGGTAGAGAGGGTGGTCTGCGCGGCGCCGGCGCCGCTGGCCGGGAAGAATTCGGCCATGCTGAACCGGTCGTGCGCGATGGCATCGCGAATGTCGTCGGCCAGGCGCGCCGCGTACTTGATGTTGGCTGGCGTGGGCGCCATCGGCGCGCCGTCGACCATCAGCGTGCGCTTGATGGGCGTGCCGTCGAGGATGAATGTCAACCGGAGCGAGTTCTCGCGAATCTCGACGCCCTTGGTCTTGGCCTTGGTCATGGCGGATCTCCTTCACTGATCGGAACCTTGGCGCGCTCCAGCACCTTGCGGAACCATTTGGCGCCCCCGAGGGCGTGGAACTTCTCTCTCTGCTCGGGGGTGGCGCGGATCGGGATGATGACCGACTCGACGCCTTCGGCGATCGGCTTGCGGCCTTGCCCGCGGCCGGCGCCGCCGCGCTTGCTCTTGGGTTTCGCTTCCGTCATGCCGGGGAGATGGTGAGCGCGACCAGCAGCAGGTGGAACACCGGCTTGATGGCGTCGCTGAAGGCCAAGGTGATGAGCGTGATGCCAACCAGGGCGGCGGCCACGCGGGCGGCGAGGTGGACGAGCGGCTTCATGTGGACTCCCGTGCGTTGCTTGATTGCGTAATACAAGTATACCACAATATGTCGCACGAAATCAAAGATCGACGCCGAAAGTGTAGTCCAGCGCCGGAGCCGTCTCGCATCGTCAAATGCGAATTGCGAGTCGTATTTGGCTCAATGCCGCCCGCCTTCGATCCACGCCTGGTAGCCGCGCATGCTGATGTAGAGCCGGCCGTCCGGCGCACGGCGCCACTCGCGGCCCTCCACCCAGACGCCCTCGGAAATCTTGCAGCGGATCGCCTTCTCGGTGAGGCCGGTAGCCGCCGCCGCCGCCTTGATCGTGACGTAGGTCGCCAGCTGCACCGGCGTGTCGTTGCTCTGCGGGCTCATGGCGTCAGCTCCAGGGCCGGCAGCAGCTTGCCCTCGGCCACGTGTTCCAGCACGGTGCGCCCGCTGGGCAGCAGGATCTGCCCGAGGAACGCGCCCTCGAAGGTCAGGATGCCCGTCTCCACCGCGGTGATCTGGCCCTTGATCCAGTCGCGCAGGATCGAATAGACCGCCACGCTGGCGATCTCCATCGCCTTGCGCTCGGCGGCCAGGCGCTTGTCCTTGGACCGGCCCGCGGCGATGTCGGTGTTGTAGATGGTGGGCGGGTGCTCGCGCAGGTAGGCCGCCGCGTAGCCGCGGATCGACGCCTTGACGCTCACGGGCCGGCCGCGGTATTCGAACTGCACGAGGATCTCTTGGGCCACGTCGTCGGACATGCTGCCGAACTTCGTGCAGCCGAAGGCGCGCAGCAGCTTCTGAATCTCGCCGAGGGCGCGCTCGCCGCTGGTGGCTTTCTCGTAGGGCAGGGGCATGATGCCGATCTCCTCATGGGGTCGCGGGCTGCGCGTGCATGACCCGCTCATGGTCCGCCAGGCCGGCGCGCTTGACCAGGCGCCCGCACTTCTCGCAGCGCACCTTGCGGCCTGGCAGGCCCTGCGTCTCGCGCTCGCCGCAGTCCTGGAAGAACTGGCCAACGCGTTGGATGTCGCGGCCGGCCTGCCTTCGCGCGCGCGCGCAGATCCCGCAGACCAGCGGTACGCCGAACTCGTCGCCGCCGATGTAGACGCCGCAGCCCTCGCAGTACGTGCCATCGAGCATCCCCTCGGCGATCTCACCCATGCTGATCGAGGAACGCCTGCGTGGCGTCCTTCGCCTCGGGCTTGCCGGCGGCACCGCCCACCTCGCGGAAGTCGGGATCGAAGCTGGCGTCGACCACGTCCTCGTCGCCGAACGGCAGCGACGTCTCCGAGGGGCCGCTCAGCGTCGCCATGACCTCGCGCTTGAGCATATGCGCGAGGCGGTCGATGACCGGCACGTGCTGGGGCGGCACGCACTGCACCCGGAAGACCAGGTGGACCGTGCCGCCTTCGAGCGGCTCGATCTTGAGGTTGTTGATCCGGCAGTCGCGCAGCACGATGTCCGACTCGCCGCCGATGCCGTAGGCCAGCGTGAGCGTGCGTCCGCTCAATTCCTCCACCCAGCGCAGCGCGTCGAGCTGCGGCCAGCGCAGGTTCGGCAGGTCGGGCGGCTCGCCGAGGGCCAGCTCGCCCTGGTCCTTCGCCGGCTGGTTCTCCAGCTTGCAGAACAGCATCCGGCGCAGCTGCGGATGGAACAGGTCCAGCACCGCGTTGCCGCAGTCCATCGAGAACTTGAGGTCGATGGCGGTGACCAGGTCGTCGCCGTGCTGCTCGCTGCGGGTGTTGAGGTGTTCGAGCACGACCGGCGTCGGCTCGGGGAGGGAAAAGCGGTTCACGTCGTGTGCTCCTTGTTGAATAAAAAGCGGGCGCCCGATTGCTCGGGGGTTTGAGGCCGGAGTTGCTAGGAGGGTTGCCGGCCTCGGTCGCCCTTGGAAAGCGCGGCCCCGCTAGGAGGCGGCCGCGGTTCGCTCGTGCGCTCTAGTCAAAGTCCTGATCGAAGCAGACGACCACGTCGCCGACGATCTGGTGCGTCGTGCCCGGCTTGCAGTTCGCGTGGTACAGCGCGGTCGCCTTCGGGTTATCCGGCTTGAGCGCGCGAGTGGGGCGTAGCTCGTGGTGACCGTCGCTGTGCACAATCGTCTCGGTCTCATAGCCCGAGTCATCCAGCACCATGACCTGCAGCGGATACCCGAGGTGACGCAGAGAGACGGTGTCGAGCGTCCGCGCGCCGATCAGCGCGTGGATCTCGGCCATGGTCGGCGACTTGTCCAGCCGCACCTCGGTGCCGTCGCAGCGGATGATGCGGGCCGTCATTCCACCTCCTCGCGGAGCTTGAGGTGGTGTCGGCATCCCTTGTTCATTGCCTCGACCATGCCAAGTCCCCACACGCGGGCACCGCCGCGCGCATAGAAGGCAGCGGCACGTCCCGATGCATCGAGCAGCCCCTGATATTTGACGCGCAGCACGCGCTCTCGCCATCGGCGCTCGGTCAGGCTTTCGTCGTCTGGCAGGTGCGTCTCGATATAGAACAGGCCCTCGAAGATGCGCTCATGCAGACGGTTTTCTTCGCACACCTCGATGATGAGAGGCCACACCCTGGCGACCGCCTCGCGATTGGACTCGATCGCGCGGAGCAGGGAGGTCAGACATGCGACGGTGGTCGGACTCGCGGCTCCGCTCGCGGTCCGGCCGGAACTTTCGATGAGCGAGTTGGCGTAGACGATGATCTCCTTCCTGCACGCGAGGTCGGGCCGCCATTTCTCCATCGTCGTCGGCATCCGGCGGTTGGAGTTCACGTCACTGAATCCTTGCGCCTCCTCCATGTTGCTCTGGGTCTCGAACACGAGGCAGGGAAGCTGCTGGATGTCTTCGCGCTTGCACGCCGCGAGGACGCGGTGCTGTCCGTCAATCACGTAAAACCTGTTCGTCCCGATGCGCTGGGCCACCAGAATCACGCCACACGCGATCCATGACCAATCGCGAGCTAGGCGCAGGACCCGGTCGTTCCTCGCATCACGCTGGTAGGTCGCGTCGACCTCCAGCATGTTCTTGTCGAGATGACAAAGGCGTCCCGGCTTGCCGCGGGTCTTCCATTTGTATAGGTCGATCTTCGACAGGCCCCGCGCGGAAAATTCGCCCGTCGCCCGCTGTTCGTCTCTGATGTTCATGCTTCGTCGCTCCACTTGCCGCGATAGACGGTGATGAGGTCATCGAACCGAGCCGGCCCGAGCACGCTGCGCGCCTCATCGAGCACGATGCTCGCGGCCTCTGCGCCCGGCGCTTGTTGCACGGCCTCGATGTATTGCTCGAAGGTGCGCGGCTCCATCGGCGGCTCGTCGCGCGGCCGGCCGTCGTCGTCATACTCTTCGGGCCGCGGCGCCGCGGCGCCGCCGGCGGGCGTGGCCTTGCGCGGTCGACCGCGTTGCGGCGCGGGCGCGGCCTGTGGCGTCGGGGGAGCCGCCGGCGGATCGATCTCGCCGGTGTCCGCGTCGACGTAGGGCGGTGGCACGAATGCGTTGTCGATAGCCTCGTGCACGCTGAGCACCTGCTGGCCGCGCGTGGCCGAGTCGTCGAGCGCCAGCGCCATCGCGAGGTCGGTAGACTTCGGCAGGTATTTGCAGATCCGGCGCAGCGCGGTCTTGCGCGCCATCTCGCCCCAGTCGGAATCCCAAGGCGTGGTCTTGCCGTAGCGCCTGGCGGTCTGCACGTTCTGGCTGCGGTTCTTGATGCGCTCGATGTCTTCCAGCGTCATCAGCTCGGCGTGCGAGCCGCCGCCCTTCAGGCGCGCGACCGCGTAGACCAGGCGCACTGGGCCCGGGTCGCCGTTTAGCCACGGCTTGTGGCGGATGCCCGGCTCGGTGCCCCACTGGACGTCGAAGTCGTCGCGCTCGTAGACCAGGTGGGCCGAGATCGAGTCGACCAGGCCGGAGCGCCGCACGAGTTCGAGCAGGCCCTGGTAGCCCAGCTGCAGCGTGCACACGTAGCCCTCGTCGCGCTGGCGATAGGGGATGAGGTAGCACTCGCCCAGGATGCCGGGGCGCAGCCCGAGCTGCGACGCCTGGATCACGCAGGCGAAGACGGACGCCGGCTGGCACTCGGCCAGGCGCGGGTTGATGCGAAAGCAGGTCAGCGCGACCCGCGTGATGTTGTCGGCGTTCAGGTGCCGGGGCAAGGCGCGCGCGATCTCGCCCTTGTAGGCCTCCAGCATCGCCGGGAAATTGTCCGGGCGCGGCTGGCGCAGCGAGCCGGCGGATTGACCGGCGGCGACGTCGCGCAGCGTGGTGGTCGGACGTGGGGTGGTGTTCATTCGTGGATTTCCTCTCGTGCTTTCAACATGGCGTCAGCCATCAGGTAGGCGGCGCTCGCGTACCGCTTGCGTGCGCTGTCGTATTCCTCGCAGCTCGTGGCGTCAGCTGCGATGAACGCCGCCACCGCCGCCGTCGCGATCTGGTCTCGCAGGACGGTGAGGTAGGTGCTGGCGCGGTGGTGCTCATCCATGACCGGCCTCTCAGTCGGACATGGCCCAGGCGGGCAGGTCGATGAGCTGCACCTCCTGGCTGTAGCTGGGCCAGGTGCCGCGCAGCAGGCACTCGGCGTAGGTGTCCAGGTTGCGGCGGTAGTCCGTCTTGCCCTGCGCGCGGCTGCGGTCATCGAGCATCAGCGCGCTGGCCGCATAGGGGTACTCGGACTCGACCGCGACGAACACGAAGCCCATCACGGCGTCGCCGCTGGCGGCCTGGTAGCCGTCGCTGTAGAACGCGTCCTGCACGTGGTAGCGCTTGCGCGCGACCTGCCGGCGGAACTCGTGGGCGCTCGCGTCCGCGTAGGTCTTGACGTCCAGCAGCACGACCGCGCGCGGGCCGTAGCGCGCCACCCAGTCGGGCCGGCACCGGCACAGCACGCCGGTCTGCGGGTCCACCCACATGGCCGACACCTCGGGCATCCCGCGCGTGAGCGCGTCGTGGATGTCGTGCAGCCGATGCACGCTGTCGGCCTGGCGCATGGCCACCTCGTACTGGTGGCCGGTGATGACGGTCTTGCCCTGGTTCAGGCTGTTGAAGTCGCGCCACCAGGCCATCGCGTTGACGCTGTCGGGGCTCGGCTTCGCTGCGTTCCACTGCGCCTCGGTGGGCCGGCGCGGCGCGTTCGAGGGGATCACGACGTAGCGTTGGCCGAACACGTGCGGCTCCAGGATCGCGCAATGAGCCAGCGTGCCCTCAAGCTGCCCGGCGCGATCCTTGGGCGTCGGCCGAAGCGGATCGCGGTGCAGCGCGTAGTAGTGCGCCGGGCTGCGGTTGATGTTGTCCAGGCCGGTCTTCGAGATCCCCACCATCGCGTGGTAGGCCTCGATCTCGACGTCGTGGCGAATGCCCGGAAAACCTTCGGGCAAGGGCTCCGCTAGCCCGGTCTCGCCGACCGGGCGCTCAATGATCTCGTTCATGACCCGCTTCCTGCGCTAGCCCAGCGCGCCGGAGTCTCGCGACTCGACGACATGAGCGAAGAAGATCCACGCCTGCTGCGCGGTGCCGTAGGAAACGGGATGGCCCTTCAGGACGACACGCTTGTTGCCGACGAAGCACTCGTAGCGATGCGTCGGCGAGCGGCGCACGCTAGCGGTCGGGACCGCCGCCAGCACCAGCTGCTTGAAGTTCGGGTCCTTCTGTCGAAAGCGCGCGGTGAAGCGGCCTGCTTCGACGTGTTCGAAATGGGCGAGGGCCTTGGCGATGTCGTTGACTGCATCGCTGTTCAGGCCGTCCGAGCAGATGGCGAACGTCTCCATTTTTTGCCGTACTCCCGTTTGATTTTTGACAGCGCGATGAATCGGGCTGATGGATCAAACGTAGCAACGGATTGCGCGCCGTCAAGCAAATTTTTGCCTGAAGGGGCATTCGGAAACGGCCATTTGCGCGTTGGTGTAGACGCGCGAGCGCGCGGGAAAACCCGCGCTGGGAGAGCGCCGGGGACTAGGCGTCCAGGTCGTCTATCTCGGTCTGCTCGCGGTCTAGGAACGCGCGTTCCACCGCCTTGTGGAACCGCATGCGGGCCACGCTGTCATGCAGCAGCTCCCAGGGTTCGACCTCTAAGGCGACCGCCAGCTTGTGCAGGTTGGACAGCGTCCCAGAGGGACAGCTCATGCTCGTGCCGCTGTGGGTGACGCGGTTCGAGGGCCGCAGGAAGTTGCCCACCGTTCGAGGCGAGACGCCGCTGGCGCGAGCGAGCGCGCTCTCGGACATTGACTGCGCGCGCATCTGGCACTCCAGGTTCGCGGCGATGGATCGAAGGAATTGCGAGACGTTTCGATTGGTCATGACGCGTGCCCTCAAGGGTCCCCCATTCTTAGGGGGTCTAGTAACGGATTCCCATACCCCCCATTTTGTACGCAGAACCATGACGACGCCAGGGAGTTCTAGGGATTCCTCTTGACGCGCGGTAATCCGTTGCTACGTTGCAGAGGGGTGAACACCTTCGCACCCCTCGCCGATCTGCCGCTGGATGAAGACGTCCGGCGCCTGCTTGAGGCCCATCGCGGCCAGTGGAAAACCATCGCCCATGCCTCGGGCGTGAGCTACTCCTGGCTCTCCAAATTCTCGCGTCGCACGATCTCGAACCCGGGATTCGCGACCCTGCAGCGCCTGCGCTTCTGCCTCCTGCAGGCGCCGCTGCCGCCGCGGTTGCCGCCCGTGCCGCCGCCCGCCGCCCGCCTGCCTGCCAACCTGCCCGCCGTCGCGAGTGCGAAATGATCGCGTCGACCTCTCCGGGGGTGACGGCGTGATCGTCGACCCCGACTTCCTCGACCACTGGCGCACTGGCATGGTGGTCGACGCGTTGGCCGACCCGATGGCACCGCTGTACATCCTTCGCCTCTGGGCCCATTGCCAGGAGCGCAGGTCGGACACGTTCGTGATGCCGGCGCGCGGCGTCAAGTCGCAATGCAAGTGCCCGGCCGATGCCGACGTCTTCGAGGCCGCGCTCATCGAGGCCGGCTTCCTGAAGCGCGATGGCGCCACGATCACCGTGCTCGGCTGGTCTGAGAAGAACGCGTCGCTGCTCGCCGCATGGAAGAACGGCATCAAGGGTGGCCGTCCCAAAAAGAACCCAGATGAAACCCCTGGGAAACCCACCGGTAACCCAGCCCGAACCCAGCCCGAACCCATGGGCAACCCAGACGAAACCGATAAGAGAAGAGAAGAGAAGAACTCTCCTTCACTACGTTCAGGAGAGGACCCGGCGCGCAAGCGCGCTACCCCTGCGCCCGTCGAGATCGTGCCGGCCTCGGTGCTCGTGGCGGCTGGATTCGATGCCAAGACCGCCTCGGACTTCATCGCGCACAAGGCTGCGCACAAGGCGCCGCTGACGCCGCGGGCGTGGGCCGACCACCAGCGCGAGGCGCTCAAGGCCGGCTGGACGCCGGTGCAGGCGGCCGAGAAGGTCATGGCCAAGTCCTGGAAGGGCTTCGAGGCGAAGTACGTCCGTGACGAGCACCCGCCGACGCGCCACGGCCCGCTGATCGAGACCTTCCGCCAGCGCGACGAGCGCGACGCCGCTGAGAAGGTGGCCTTCCTCACCGGCCGCCTGCCGGGCAATGGCGCGGCCCGCCCGGCGCAAGCCGACTTCATCGACGCCGAGGTGACCGATGTCACTCCCCGACAGCTGGGTTGATCGGATCTTCCTGCGCCTGGCCACCACCTACGGCCAGGCGTTCCTTCGCCAGTACGACGGCATCGACCTGGCCGAGGTCAAGGCCAACTGGGCGCGCGAGCTGTCGGTGTTCCAGCAGGCGCCCGACGCCATCGCCTACGGCCTGGATCACCTCCCGCCCGATCGCGCGCCGACCGTGCTGCAGTTCCGCGACGCGTGCCGCCGGCCGGTCGAACACACGGCCAGCGCGCCACGCCTGCCGGCGCCTGCGCCCGATCCGAAGGTCGTCCGCGCGATCCGCGAGGCCTGGCGGCCGGTGGGCTCCGGCGGCCCGCGCGCGTGGGCCGATCGGCTGCGCGAGCGCGAGGAGCGCGGCGAGAACCTGACGCTGTTCCAGCGCGCGGCCTGGCGCGCGGCGCTGGCCACCGAGCTGCAGGCCGAACAGCACGAGCCCGAGGAGGCGCTCTGATGGAACTTGTCCTCTACAACGCGATGTGCCGCACGATCGCCGAATGCCATGCGGTCGACGAAGCCCTCGACATCAAGGACAAAGCGCGCGCGCTGGAGGTCTATGCCATGCAGGTGCGCAACGTCGAGGCCGAGCGCAAGGCGTGCGATGT